ATTCTTGTTTTATTTTATTTATTTTTTTTTTTAAAAAATAATAAAATATTTTTCTTGAATACTTGATGAAATAATAATTATATTTAAATTTATACAATATTCGGTTGGTTGTTTTCATATGATTATAATTGTTTGAAGTGTATAAATTTTTAATTGGGTTCATATCAAAATAAATTACATATGTATTTGGGAATAGTGGAAGTGAATATAGTTTATTATGATTACAATAAATATACATATTTTCATGTAAAATAGGCAATTCAGTTAATTTATTGTAGCTACAATTAAAATAAATTAATGAACGAGGTAATTTTCTTGGTAATTTTATAAGATTATTATTAGAACATACTAAAGTTTTTAAAAATATACTATCTGAAAAAGAAGGTAATTCATTTAATTTATCAATATTAATTATTTTTAATCGTTCTAATTGTGTTAATCCACAAAGTGGAGAAATAGATATATTTGAAAAATTATGAATGTTATAATTTTGTTCTGATTTTATTAAAATATTATTTTTATCTGTTTCGTTATGATAATGAATAGCATATACAGAAATATAATTAATATTTTCAATTACTATTTGTTCAATTCCTAATTCAACAATATTATTACGATTTAAACTAACAAAAAAAGAATTTAAATTAATATAATTCATATTATATTAATTTTTAATTATTTATATTTTTTGAGTTATTATATTATTGGTATGATAACACATTATTATATTACTTGTGTATAATTATCAAGTGTTCTTGCGCTTGCGTCAGTAGCATTAACCCATTTAGGCATCCAATAATAAGGAATTAATTTTTCGGTGTTTGGATAAAGAGAATTATATATTTCTCTATAATATATTTTTTCTTTTGTATCTGGAACATTAAATGTATAAATAGAAGGTTTAATGTCTAGTTTATTTACGTATTCTTGTATAATAACAAATAGAGAACGTGTATGTTTACTTACACCATCACTAAATGCTTCTTTTCTTCTCCACAAAACTTCATCGGGTAACAAATTGCTATCACTAAATGCTTTTCTCAACAAATATTTTTCACATTGGTTATTTCCTTTGTGATGACGAAAAGAAGGATGAATACTTTGATAAAACTGAACAAATGTTCTATCTAAAAAAGGAGTTCTTGGTTCTAGTCCATTACTTGAAATAGATTTATCTGAACGCAAGACATCAAATTTATGGATATCCATTAATAATCTTTTTGTTTCTCTATCAAAATCCAATGGACTAGGAGAATAATCCATGTATAAATATCCCCCACATACTTCATCTGAACCATCACCATTAAATATAACTTTAGCTGTAGAATGAGTAGAGATATATTTAGCGATTAAATAATTTCCGATAGAAGCACGAATTGTAGTAGTATCATAACTTTCAATAATACTAATTACTTGTGGTATAGCTTCTAGAAAATCATTTTCTGTTAAAATGACTTCAGTATGTTTTGTTCCTAAATAATCAGCAACTATTCTTGCGTATTTTAAATCTTCTGAACCTTCTAATCCAATACTATATGTCTCTACATTAGGAGAAAAACTATTAACCAAAGCAGTAATTAAACTACTATCTAATCCACCGGATAATAGACAAGCAATAGGACGTTCAGTATTTAAGACTCTTTTTTTGACAGCAGATGTTAAATATTTTTTAATATTAAAAAGGATATCTTTTTCTGTTAAATGAATACTTGATAAATAAGAATAAAATCCAAAAGTGTGATAAACTTTATTTGCGATATTTATTTTCCATCTTGGAGAAACAATAAAAGGTAAAAGAAAAAGACTATATGTACCTGGTTGAAAATGTTCGATTATGTGTGTATCTTGAATAGTTGAATGTAAATCAATTAACATTTTTACTTCTGAAGCAAACCCATGAATATCTATAGTATTCTCAGATATTGGTTTTAAATGATATAATGGTCTCACGCCATATGGGTCTCTACAAACATACAATTTTGTATCGTCAAATGTATCATTAATTCTTGCATCACAAAGAATAAATGAAAATACACCATCAAGTAATTGAAGTGTATATTCGATTCCATACAATAAATATAGATGAATAATAATTTCACAATCAGAGTCTGTTTTTTTCTCTACATTTATGAATTGATATAGTTCTTTATAGTTATAAATTTCTCCATTACAAATTAGTGTAACATCGTCAATAGTAATAGGTTGATTGGAACCATTATTTAAACCATTAATTGCTAATCTATGAAATCCAAAATCACATAAAATATTTATTTTTGTGAGAATAGAAAATTCAGGTCCTCTATTTTTTCCTTTTTGAAAAGATTGATTAACCAGTTTATCAGGAAAATTAATATTATTATTTAATAGAGAAAAAATTCCACACATTTATAGTTTATATAATCTGTATTTTTAAATTATATATATATATATATGTCATCAATAGAAGCACAAATGATTGCGAATGATTATTATAAACTATCTAGTTGTATTCCTAATTCTCATGCTCAAAGTCAAAATAATCATAGAATATATAACCGAAATATTCCATCACAACCATTACAAGCATATTTGAATATAAGACCCACAATGACAAAATATTCTATACTTCCTATCTTAGAACCAAGAGTAGCAAGTAAAGTTCCAATGACACAATTTCCGACTTATTCTTCACAACAAACATTTAATCCTGGTAATACAGAATCACCATGGTCTGGATTTGCCAGTAATGTAAATATAGAATCTCAATTAAGGAATCAAATATATCCATTAAATAAATGTAATGATGATGTATATGTTCCAAATAGTAATAGCGATTTATATGAGTTTTCATTTAAATCGAATAATAATGTAAAACAAGAATTTGAAGGATTATTTCATAATGAAATGTTTAATAAATTTAATCCAAATCCAAGAAATCTGTCTCAATGTCCATTTAATAATAACACACGTGTAGATATAAAAAATTTATCAAATACAAAATCAAAGTGTAATAATTGATATTTATATATTTATTCTCTATATGAATGAAGAAGAAGAGAAAATAAATGAAGAAGATACAAATAAAAATAAAGAAAATAGAATATTAACAGAAATAACAATTGATTATTTAGTTAATAAAAAGATATATGAACGTTTATTGAATGTAAAAAAAGGATTATTTGAAGATTATTATAGAGAAGATAAAAAATTTTATAAAAAGAGAATTAATAATTTGACAAGAAATTTAATGGATAATAAAAAAGAATTGTATCCAAATAATATTAATAAAGCATTTGATAATTATATAAAAGAAGCGATTGAATATTTTAAAATATTAGATGAAACAGATTTATTTCAAGAAGATTATATAGGATTGCAAATATTAGACGAAATGGAATTAGAAGAAGAAGAAGAAAAAGTAGAGAAAATAAATGATGAAGAAATAATAAAAACATTTATGTTGCCAAAAAATAATGTCCCTAATTTGGATAATTTTGTGAAAATAAAAAAAACTCAAGAAGAGAAAATTGTTAAATTACCGGTTCAAAAAGAAATAAATTTGTTTGATAATCAATACAAAACAAAAGGGATTAAATATTAAGATGTTATTTCAATATATTATAAATTAAAATATATTGAAATAATATGTATACACGAAGACGTAAAAGAGGAAATAAATATAATCGTATTTTACAATCAAAAAAATTAAATTTAAATCAAAAATATCATAAATTATTTCAGTTACAATGTAGTCCAATTTCAAAACAAAAAAATAATAAAAGATTTACATGTTTACCGGATGATATTTTATTAAAATTGAGAGAAATGTGGAACGCAAGACATCCAGATGTTATGATACATTCAAAATCGTCAGAAGATATATGGTATTTGTTAAAAAAATTATTGGGAAATGTATGTAATAGGGAGTCGTGTTGGTTAAAACAACAATTTACAAATGGGCAAATGAAACAAGTATTGAATGACATGTATGCTCCAAAATCACCTAATGAGTGGAGGGTAAATCCAAATGAATGGTTGAGTAGTCTAGATATAATGAAAGTAATGAAACAATATGAAGATGCATATAAATGTTTTAATTTTATGGGTCCATCACCGATTGATTTTGATACGCATAAAATAAATGGTGATTGTGTTTGGGAAGAATTATGTGAGTTTAGTTTAAAAGATGAAATCAACAAAAAAATAAA